AAAGGAACTTTGTCTTGTCTTATGTGGAAGCGGAGAAGGATGGTGACCTTCGTATATTCTACTATAGCGGATTGCAGACGGGCGTGAGTTGGAAATTATACGCAAGTCCTGACCATTACTCTGTGAGAACAAGTTTGCCAATGACAATCCATTATGACTCATTGAGCAATCCAACCTTTGACATTCTTTTTGGGATGCCGAAGGAATTGGGTGTAGGTGCTGGGTATAGATACGGAAACTCCAACCTTGTAACTAACTTTTATTATCGGTTCTTGAGTGAAATCACCAACAAGAACTCCAAGATTCTACGAGCTTATTTCCGCATCACCCCGAAGGATTGGATCAACTTGAGATTCTCGGATTCATACTTCTTTGAAGGGCAGTATTGGCGTTTGAATCAAATCAGCGATTACAACCCAATTGAGGATGGAGTGTATTTGTGCGAGTTCTTGCTTCAGCAGTTTATTGAACCAGCGACCATCACCAACAAAACAATTGGAAGTGGTACAGGTGGAGGACAAAGTGAAGAAACCTACGGAGACATCTACCCAAGTGGTAGCAATCCTATCAAGCCCGGCATTCGGAATGTGAGTGTTGGCACAAGTGAGCAAACAGGTAATGGAGTTTTTGTAGGAACTGGAATCGTGCAGTCACCAACCAACACCGACAATTCGGGATTTGGTTTAAAGGATGTTGTTTTCGGAACTGATACGAGCGGAAGTGTGGCGTTGATTTGTGAGGACTTTGAGGTCAACAAATCGGACACACTCTATGTCGGCAATTACGAGATGTATCCATCATTCTTGAGTGGAGGTGCAGTTAAGACGGTAACAACTACAACAAGCGTGACCAAAGATGATTGGTTGGTTTTGTGTGATGCGACCGCTGGAGCGTTCACCGTGACTCTTCCCGATCCATCAGGATTGAGCGGAAAGCATTGGGTGTTTCTCAAAACAAATTCAGCACATTCAATTACGATTGACACGGCAACTGCTGCAACAATCAACGGAGCAGACGATGAGGTCATCAACAACCATTGGGAAAAGAAATGGGTTGTGTGTGATGGAACAAATTATTTTGTAATAGGTAACGGATAAGATATGGCACTAACGGCAGCGATAGACCTAACGGTCAAAAAACCTGACTTCAAGTCAATGAAGTCGGAGATTAAGGAACTAACCATCCAAGCACAACAGGCGGTGATGGAGTTTGGTGAGTTTTCTCCTGAAGCCATCAAGGCAGAGAAGGCACTTGCACAAGCTCGTGACCGAATGGAGGATTTTAACGACCGAGTTGCAGCAGTAAACCCCGACAAGTTTGCTCAAATTAACACGGTTGTTCAAGGAGTTGCTCGTGGATTCCAAGCAGCACAAGGGGCAATGGCTCTATTCGGTAGTGAAAGCGAGGACTTGCAAAAGACAATGGTCAAGTTGCAAGGTGCGATGGCATTGGCTGAAGGACTTGAGGGACTTGGAAAGGTTCAACAACAATTCTCCGCTATCGCTGGGAACATCAAGGGCAATGTGTTAAAAGCTTTCCAAGCATTAGGCAAAATGTCAACCCTTGCCTTCGGTGCAATCGGTATTGCTTTGACCTTAATCATTGCCAACTTTGACAAGTTAAAAAATGCAATTTTAGGATTGATACCCGGTTTGAAAACGATTGCCAATTTTGTCGGCAATTTGGTTCAGCGGTTCACCGATTTTGTCGGGATTACTTCGGCAGCGGAAAGGGCATTGGACAAGTTAAACAAGACAACCGAAAAAAGCAATGAGCAACTTGACCGAGAGATTGCATTGCTACAAGCAAGAGGTGATCAAGTTGGTGTGTTTAACAAGCAACGCCAAAAGTTAGAGAATGACCTTGCAAAAGCACGAGCAAACTACGGCAAAAACAATGAGGAGAATTGGGGCAAGATTATCCTTGACACCAAGAACGCATTAGAGGTGTTAAAAATTGAAGAGCAGAATTTCAACAAAGACCAAGCCAAAGCAAGAAAAGATGCAAATGATGCAAGAGCAAAAGAAGCCAAAGAAGCGAATGACCGGTTGAACGCAGAAAATCTCAAGAAAGAAGAAAAATACTTTGAGGGACTTGAGGGTATACAAAGAAAGGGAATCACGACCGCATCACTTCTACGCTATCAAGCAAGAACCGAAGCGGATGACTTAATTGACAAAGCACGAGCGGATGAGGCAGCAAAAGTCAAAAAAGCAGCGGACGAAGAGATACTTGCTGCAAAACAAGTATATGATGCCAAGATAGGATTTGCACGAGCAACGGTGGATGGGTTGAGTTCATTGAATACAATCCTGACAACCGAAGAAAAGAAGCGTGAACAAATCGCCAAAGGTATTGCATTGGTAGAGATTGCAATTGATAGTGCAGTTGCGTTCTCAAGTTTGAACGCTGAATCTGCAAAAGCATCTGCACAGGCAGCGTCTATACTTGGACCTGCAACTCCCATCTTCACCGCTGCATACTATGCACAAGGTGTGGCAAGGATTTTGGCGAATGTCGCAAGAGCAAAACAATTGTTGTCGGGAGGTAGTGCATCCAAAGGAGGCAGTCAACCACAAACCACAAACATTCAAGGCATTCAGCAAAGTGTTCCACAGGTATCATCTACATTGCCACAAGTCAGCGGATTTGAGCAGAGAGTATTTGTGACCGAAGGGGACATATCACGCACACAAGCAAGAGTCGGAAACACCAAAAGAGTGTCCGTTGTGAAATAACGCTATTTGAATACGATGAAACTACCAGTATACAAATTAGACATCAACGAATGGGACGAAGAGACAGGGATTGAGTTTGTCTCTCTCGTGGAATCTCCAGCCATACAAAAGGACTTTCTTGCATTTAGCGAAACACCTATCAAGTTTGCCATCCAAGACGAGGACAAGAGAATCGTTACTGGAGCAGCGATGATTGCCGACCTACCCATCTATCGCAGAGACGATGTGCGTGGTGAATACTATGTGGTATTTGACAAGGAGAGCATCTTCAAGATTGCAAAGAAATGGGCAAGGGGCAACAAGTACGATGCAGTCAACACTCATCACCGCACACCCATAATGGATGGTGTGAGCTTGTTTGAATCATACATCATTGACCGAGAGAGAGGCGTGATGCCACCGAAGGGATTTGAGGAGGTTGCTGACGGATCGTGGTTTGTTTCCTACCTTGTAGACAATGACGATGTGTGGGCAAGAGTCAAAGAGGGTGAGTTCAAAGGGTTCTCGGTTGAGGGCGTTTTTGATTTCCCTGAAGAGAAAGACGAACAAATACTTGAGGCATTGAAAGAAGTCCTTTCCAAGTGGAACGGCAAGTAAAATTGCAACACCGAAACATAAACTCTAATTTTATACAAATGAACGCAAAAGAAACATTGAAAGAAATCCGCACGATGTTGGGATTTTCGGACGAAGAAACCAAAGTGGAGATGGCAACTGCCACCTTGACTGATGGAACGGTAATTGAGTACGAAGGCGAATTGGCGGTAGGAACTGCCATCTTCGTTCAAACTGCCGAAGGCAACATTCCAGCACCTGATGCAACTCACGAAGTTGAAGGTGGATTGTTGGTTACAACTGAAGGTGGTTTCGTTACTGAAATCGTTGAACCCGAAGTTGAGATTGAAATTGAAGCCGAAGAGTTCGCAACCGTTAGTGCATTCAACGACACCGTTTCCAAGTTGGAATCTGCAATCGCTGAATTGTCTGCAAAGGTTGAGTCATTGACTGCATCAAACATCAAACACAAAGAAGCTATGAGCAAAGCGATTGACCTGATTGAGAAGGTTGCTGATTTGCCAAGCGAAGAACCCTTGAAAGCACCTGTATCTACAAATTGCCAAGCGAAGAACCCTTGAAAGCACCTGTATCTACAAAAAAGAACGACCGCTTTGAAGCACTTAAAAAATTCAAAAACTCTATAAACAAATAAAACTATGTCATTTTCAGTAGGATCACTCGCTAACTACACCAATGAGCAGTCAACTGACTTATTGGTAAAAGCATTGTTCGGAAGCAAAACTTCTTCAACTTTGCAATCTGCTAACCAAGTTCAGGTAGGTGTTAAATCAGCATCTGCTTTGAACATCCTTGCTTCAACCGTTTTCTTCCAAGCCGATGGTTGTGGTTACAACCCATCAGGTACAACTGCCTTTACTCAACGCAATATCACCGTTGGTGCAGTAAAAGTTGAAGAAACTTTGTGTCCAAAAACTTTGGAAGCCAAATGGATGCAAACCCAAATTATGCCCGGTTCACCAACAATGATTCCATTTGAAGAGCAAGTAGGTGCTGAAAAAGCTGCCGTAATTGCACAAACTTTGGAAGTTGCAATGTGGCAAGGTGACACCGCAAGTGGCAACCCTAACTTGAGTCGCTTTGATGGTTTCAACAAAATCATTGCCGCTGCTTCTCCAGTATTGGCTAACTCTGCACCAACCACTTTCACTTCAATCACCGCTGCAAACATTGATGACATCTTGGATCAAGTGTACGCTAACATCCCTGCTGCCGTTGCAGAGAAGGATGACTTGGTTTGCTTCTTGGGAATTGATGCCTACAAGTTGATGTTGGTTAACTTGAAGAACGCTAACTTGTTCCACTATGTGGGCGATGCTGCTCAAACAATGGAAATGGTTTATCCCGGTTCAAATATGAAGTTGATTGCCGTAGGTGGTTTGAACGGAACTAACAAGATTGTTGCTGGTTCTTTGTCAAACTTCTTTATGGGAACTGACTTGATTGACGAGCAAGAAGAAGTGAAGATGTGGTACAGCATTGACAACGATGAAGTACGAGTTCGTTTCACTTTCAAAGCTGGTGTTCAGGTTGCTTTCCCCGGAGAAATCGTTTACTTCACCCTTTAATCCATTAAGATATGCCTTGTTTACTTACTTCAGGATTCGCCCTTGACTGCAAAGATGCAGTAGGTGGCATCAAAAGCATCCACTTGATTAACTGGGCAACTTCAGGATTCACCGTTGCAAGTGGAGAAGTTACCGCAACAAGCGTTGCAAGTGGTAGCGTGTATACTTACGAACTTCCCAAAGCAACTGGATCACTTGTTATCACCACAAATGTGAGTGTTGAGAATGGCACATCCTTCAACCAGTCGGATGTTGCTTTCAAACTTCGCAGATTGTCAACCACCAAAAGAAATGAAATGAAATTGTTGGCACAAGGCAGATGTTTCTGCATCGTGAAAAACAACAACGATGAGTATTTCTTGGTCGGTAAGGAGTACGGATGTGATGTGACCGCTATGGTTGCCAACACCGGTACTGCGATGGGTGATTCAAATGGATATGAGGTTACCTTGTCAGCGATTGAAGCGGAAGCACCTTACAAATTGCAGAGTTCAGTTGTTACCAGTTTAGGTATCTAATTGGTTCTTGATTCATAGGAGAAAGAGGGAGGGCAAATGCTCTCCCTTTTTTGTTACATAAATTTCGCATCGCTATTTTGTAGAGATGTTGGTAATTGAAAAAGCAGAATCAAAGAATTGGTATTTAACGCTGACCGAAAAAGTCACGATTGCCAATCCATATTTCTTGTTTAATATGACGCATCTGCTGACGGATCAAGTTGTCAATGTCATCTTGGCTGACATTTCTGCATTCAAAGAAAGATACAATCAGTTTGCCGTTGTTGAGGGAACGACCTTCACACTATTAAATGGGGAGTACGAATACAAAGTGTATGCTCAAACATCCGCAGTCAACACGAATCCTGACCTTGCAAATGAGCTTGTGGAAACTGGAATCTTAAAATGTCAGTTAGTTGAGCAACCTGAAGTGTTCTATTCACCAGCGTGAACAAGCAACACAACATATTGCCATCATCGCCCGTTGATGTTTTTTTTGGGTTAGCCACTCAAGGTGGTGATTCATTGTTAACTCAAGATGCTTCTTTCTTGGGATTTGAGGGAATCGCTTTCATAGATTCAAAGGAGTATGTCCCTACGCTTGTTTCAAAGCAATCTAACCGCACTTTGACAAGCAAGGTATACAAACCTTCGCTGACATCAAAAAAGATTGATTACACGCTGAATTTCAAAACCTATGTTTTTGAGCAAAACAATAAGCAAAGAAACATCACGCAGAGTGCGAAGAGTTATGTGCCTACAATTCAAGCAAAACAAAACACGCCTACAATATCTGCAAAGAGTTACACTCCCGGATTGAGTGAAACAATCATTCAAGATACATTTGACTTTTTGATTACGCAAGATTTAGCGTACTTGACAACTCAAGATGGGGACTATCTTGGATTTGACAAGAAATTTATTGGCTATTTACTATCACAAAACAATGACTTCTTGAGAACTCAAGACGGCAACTTTTTAGAATTATGAGCAACAAGAGAATAACTGACTTAACCGAATTAACAACCCCGACAACGGACGATGTATTTCCTGTTGTAGACATAGCAACCAACACCACCACAAAAGTTCAGTTGGGCAATCTCCCGACAACAACTGCGGTGACAACTGCTCTTGCTACCAAACAAGATTCACTTGTTTCGGGAACAAACATCAAGACCATCAATTCAACATCGGTTTTGGGTAGTGGGAACATCCCAGTTCAAGAAACTCTTGTAAGTGGTACGAATATAAAGACGCTTAACAACACATCTCTCTTGGGAAGTGGTAACATCGTTTTAACTGCAAACCCAAGCGGTGTGAGTGGTGCGATTCAGTTCAGCAATGGTTCAGCGTTTGCAAGTGATGCCGCCAATTTCTTTTGGGATGATACGAATAATAGGTTGGGGGTTGGTACAAATGCACCGACACAAGCAATAGAATTGGGTGGGGTTGCTGCAAGTATAAAACTACCAAGTGACGGAAGTTTATTTTTAATTGGTACTCGTTTTGCTACAAATAATGGTTCAATATATTTTGGGGATGTAAATGCATTAGGTACCCCAATAAATTTAATACCGCAAGGGGGTGGGGCAAATGGCTCAATCAATTTTGGTGCGGTTGCATTGGCTCAATTTAAGGGAAAAGGCTCAACATCCGCCACTACATCGCTTTTGGTGCAGAATAGTGCGGGGACAGGGGTGATGAAAGTGACCGATGATGGTTTGACGGCTTTTGGTCCAAATTTTCTTGGAGTACGAATTTCGGAAATATTACCAGGGTATGGTAGAATTCGTGGATATAATGGTTTACGACTTGATGATGATCTAAATGTTCATATGGATATGCCATATAATCAAAATACCCGTTTACCGAGACAAGTAATTGTAGGTGCAAATACAACGCAAGACGCATCATCTCAATTACAGATTGATTCTACAACAAAAGGATTCCTCCCACCCCGAATGACCACAACCCAAAAGAACGCCATCGCATCACCCGCAGCGGGATTGGTTGTTTACGATTCCACAACTAACAAACTATGTTGCTACAATGGTAGCACTTGGAACGATTTATTCTAATTTTGTAAAGATATGCAAGCAATAAAATTAAATACAGCGGTAAACCTAACAAG